ATCAACTTCAACTTCAACTTCAACTAGCTCAACTACAACATCGAGTTCAACCAGTACGACTGAATCAACTTCAACTTCAACTAGCTCAACTACAACATCAAGTTCAACCAGTACGACTGAATCAACTTCAACTTCAACTTCAACCAGCTCAACGACTACATCGAGTTCAACCAGTACTACTGAATCAACTTCAACTTCAACTTCAACAAGTTCAACTACGACCAGTAGTTCTACATCTCAGTCGACAACCACATCAACCTCAACAAGTCAATCAACAAGTACTAGTACGACTTTAGGATAATGTTATAATATTATTAAAATAATTATGGATGACATAAAAATATTCGTAGGATTTACTAAAAAGGATAATGAAAAAAGAGAAGTTCATGGTTATGCTTCTTCGGAAACCCTTGATAGTCAAGGTGAGGTTGTAGAAAAAGAAGCCATTATTAAAGCTTTACCTGGATATTTGGGTGATCCTGATCCTGAAACTGGTAAATTTAGATTTGGTGGATTAAGGGAAATGCACCAGCCAAGCGCAGTTGGTAAGACAGTTCATGCAAAAGTAGATAATAAAGGATTGTTTATTAAAGGAAAAGTTGTTGATAAAGATGCTTGGGAAAAAGTAAAAGAAGGAGTTTATACTGGATTTTCAATTGGAGGTAAAGTATTGGAACAGGTTAAAAATAGGATAAAGGCCATAAAATTAAGCGAAATATCTTTAGTTGATAGACCAGCTAATCCTGATGCGTTATTTAGCATGGTTAAGATTGATGATAAAGGTAAGATAACTGAAGGACAAGTTGATAAAAATATGATAATCTCACCAATGACTGAATCTTCTGGAATGGACCCGATTAATACAGCTGGATTTATTTTGAGTTTAGCTAAAGATATCAGATATTTATTATATTCTTTTGAACAGGAAGGTAAATCATTAGTTGAACTTAATAAAGTTCTGGATTTATTAAAAAAACTAGCGGTTAAAGTATTATCTGAAGAGGATAAAAAGAAATTCGATAATATTTTATATGGAATGGACAATGAGGAATTAATGAAAGGAACTTTAGATGAGTTTGAAAAGAAAAAGCTTAAATCCAAAGAGAGGGAAGCTATGGCATCTGGTCAGTTTGCTTATGTGGATTCCAAAGGTGGTAAACATTTGCCCATTTCGGACAAGGCTCATGTTCAAAATGCTATGGCTAGATTCAATCAGACTCACTTTGAAAGTTCAGAAAAGAAGAAAAGTGCAGCTAGGAAAATTCTAGCCGCAGCCAAAAGACTTAATATGGAGATTGATTCTAAATCAGCTGTAGTCAGCGCGGCTAAACTGGATGAAGATTTTGACATTAAGAAATTTGTAGATTATAATTGGACTCCTGGTTATTTTGAAAATATGAGAAAGGTTTTAGGATAAAATGCCTTATACATTTGATAAAGATAAAAAACAACCAGAAAAAATACCGGTAACTGAAGATAAACCGAAAATTGAAGTTCCTAAAACTCCAGAACCCCCAAAAGTTCCCGAAGGTAATGTGATTATTAGTGGTGCAATACAGATTTAAACTTTGTTTACGCGCGTAAACAATTCGTGAAAAATGCCAGTGGAAACCGTAGAAACCTATAAAATAACTCCACCAACACAATCCATATTTTCTGCTTCCAGCTCAAAAAAAGGTAAAGGTAAATCAGTAAAGTCAAAAGGTAAGAAGTAGTACTGCTTGACTTTTATTTTATAGGTATTGTATTATTCATAACTAGGTGAGTTCGTTCCCAATTTGAGGAGGAATTTATTTAGAACCCACGCCAAGTAAGGCGTGGGATTTTTTTTGAAAGGAAATATAGATGCCTTGGGTGAATATACCAAAGAGTAAATGGCCACAAATGGAAAAATGCGTATCTGATCTTAAAAAAAATCCTAAGTTTAAACCGCAAAGGGGCAAGACTAAGGAAGAAAGTGCTAATGCAATTTGTTATACAAGTATTATGGGAGGTAAAAGGAAGGGGGGTGAAAAAATGGACAAACCCGTAACTATTAATTTTTATGGAAATTATTGGGATAAAATCTCTGAAGATGATGAGATTGAGAAAGGAGGTGAATCAGATTCTATGGAAAAACAAAAATGCCCAGAATGCGGCAAAATGGTTACTAAAGATAAAATGAAGGCTCATATGGCGGAAACTCATCCTGCTAAAAAGGTAGATGATGCTAAACCATTAGAAGAAGTTCCAGCAGAAGCCCCAGTTGAACCAGAAAAAACAGTTGAGGAAGCTCCAGCTGAAGAAAAACCAGTTGAAGAAGATCCAAAAGTGGAAACTCCAGCTGAAGAAAAAGTGGAGGAAAAGATGGATAAGAAAGCTGCTGAACCTGAACAGTCTCAGAATGTTACAGAACTTCTTAAAAGTATGATTGCTAAAATTGATTCTCTTACTAAAAAAGAAGAGAAAAAGGTAGAAAAGGCTGATGATTCTGCTCCAGCTGATGGAACGGCTCCTGAAGGTGAAAAAGCTCCTAAAGAGGGTGAAGAAGCCAAACCAGAAGGGGAGAAACCAGAAGGTGAATCAACAGAAGGAGCAGAAAAAGAAGAAGAGAAAGTTGAAAAGGCAGAGAGTTCCGCTGTGGCGGAATTAGCCAAAGTTAATTCAACTCTATCTAAGTTCGATCAGTCTTTATCCAAGATTGGCGATCAATTGAAAAGCTTTGATGAAAGATTAAAGAAAATTGAAGAGCAACCTGCTCCTGTCAAAGTTTCAAGTCCAGTTACAGTCAGCAAGAACGCTGAAGTTACTAAATTGTCAGATGAAGAAGAAAAAAGGCTATCTGAAATAAAAAAACAACTGGAAGATCTGGATTATGAAAGACAACATAATCTGGATGAATATCAGAAATCAAACAAATGGAATAAAGCCTTTGCTTTGATTGATGAAAGAGACAGACTCGAAGCCAGAAAAAAGGGTCTTTAACTCTAGTTAATAAGATTTATAAATCTATTGAAAGGGGGTGAGAAATAAAAGTATGAATTATGTTGATGAAGCTTTACAGCAAATCAGAGAACAGTTATATAAGGCAGCCGAAGTAACAAGTACTTATACTTTTTCCCCAACTACTCGATCTATTTTCTCACCAGAAAATCTGGATGAGAGAATTAAGTTTTTGGTTCCTATAGATACACCTTTAAGAAATAGGATTCCTAGAGTAGCGGGTAAGGGTCAAGCGGCCATGTGGAAACGAATGACTTCTGCTGTTCATAGTAAAAGCCATCCTTCTACAAATGTGGCGGCTGGAACTAATACTGCTATTAGTTTTGCCGATGCAGGTGCACCCAATGAAACAACTCAGACTTATGATATGGTATCCCAAGCTTACGAATTATTAGGTCGTAAACTGGAAGTTGGAGGTTTGGCCTTGGCTGCTTCCCGTGGTCGTGACGGACAACCAGACATGATGAAGAGCCGTGAACAGATTAAGGCTTATGAGTTAATGCTTGGTGAGGAAGAAATGATTGTAGCAGGAGATACTGATGTGGCTAATGAATTTGATGGTTTGTTTAAACAGATAACCACAAATTCAGGATCATATTCAGGTTTCGTAACCTCATCGGGAATCGGAGCTAACTGTCGGACTCTTTATCTTTATGGTGCTGATCCGACACTTTTGGTTCTTAATGCCAGACAATTACAGGCTTTAGCTGATGATTTACAAGCATCTGGAGCAATCCAAAGAAGTGTTATTACCCAAGGTGAAGTTGCTGGAGTAACAGGCGGGTTTGCTCTATCCAGAATCGTCAATCCTGTAACACAATCTCTGATTGATGTTAAACCTGAAAGGTTTGTCGGTTATGGTGGATTACTTTTGACTGAAAAATCACCAGCAGGAATGCAACTTACAGTGGGTCAGGTATAAGACTAGGTATTTATTATTGTTGGGTTTGATAATTCCTTTTTCAGACCCAACAAAAAGGAATAATAATAATATTTTGCAAGGCCAAGATTTCAGATAATTAGCTATGGCATCAACATTAAATTATGCAACTGAGGTTGATCTGGAAAATCTACTTTTGATTACGGTAGATGCTTCTTTTTCTTCTCAAATTGATACCTGGATATCGGCTGCTGAGGAAATGGTAGATAACTACTTAGGCTATACAACTGCATCTGGACTCTGGCAAGAACAAATTACTGGAGAATTTAATGAAGCAAGGGTAGATGGCGACCTTAATCTGGTTATTCATCCGCGTAAGAAACCAGTAAGTTCCCTTTCTTCTTTAAGTATCCAGAAGGGTTCTGAAATAACCACAATCGGCTTAACTAACGGTTCTGGTAATAACCGCTATATAATTCCAGTCCAAGCTGATTGTATTGTTTATCCGTCTTTTGAATTGTCCGTTTCTTCCTCGGTAATGCTGAATAACTGGGCTGATATAAAGTTTTCACGTTTCTATACCAAAATAAATTATATTGCTGGTTATACAACCATTCCTGGTCCAGTAAAACTGGCCACTACTTATTTTGCGGCTGATATATTCATGCGACAGGCTAATAAAGAAGGTTTAACCTACTTATCTCAAGGCAGAATTGCCAAAAGATGGTCGGAAACTATGGATGGTCGATCAAATTTTATTCGCGATGGAGAAAGAATGCTGAATTATTATAAATTAGCATCGGGGTGGTTTTAAAATATGTCACTTATACTTGACCGTGTAGTTAGCGTAAAGAGGCTTTTAGTTGATACTGATAATACAGATAAAGAACAGTATCAGGCTTTCGCACCACTTGCTAATGTGGCCATAAATATTCAACCTGCGGGGGCAGAAGATTCGATTATAGCTGATGGAACATTCGGTCAGGCATATATCGCTTTTACAACAGTATCGGGAATCAGGTCAGGAGACAAATTGACAGACCAGGTAACAGGAGAAACATTTATAGTTAAAGGACTGACAAATTGGATGGCCACATCTCTTATACCGCATATAGAACTATTATTAACAGAATTTGAAACAGCAGAATAAATATGGCATTTCAACTTAATTTTCAAATTGAAGACAAAGGAACAATTTCAGGATTGAATAATGTAGTTAATGCTTTGCCTAATCTGATTGAACAATCTTTAGACACAGCTGCCAATGATATTAAGATGGATATGAAAGGAAGAACTCCAGTAGCCAGTGGAGCTTTACAAAAAAGTATTGAAATTAATAAGAGAACTTTAAGAAGAGAAATAGGTCCTTCATTGGAATATGGTTATTATCAGGAAAGAGGAATAGGTAGTCAGAGAAGACCGCCTATAGATAAAATTGAAGCATGGGCTATGGCTAAAAGTTTAAGTCCTAAAGGTAATTATTCTAATCGAATGATGGCTAAATATATTGCTTTAAAAATAGCCTCATCTGGTTATAGGGCGAAAGAGTTTGTTAAAAAGACATATTTCTGGTCTGTAGGCAAAATGGATCAATGGTTTGGTCAATTAGCTGACAAAATTACTATTGAATATCAAAGAGGATAAATATGAGCCTAACAAATATACAAACAAAACTGCTTTTAAAACTGAATGAAATGGGAACATTAAAAGCCGCTTTTGATTACCCAACGGGTAATCCTGATGGAAAATATCCTTTTGCAGTTTTGACTTTACGGGATGGTGATGCCAAATTTGCCTCAACAACACATAATTTAAGACGACAGGGATTTTCTATCACTGTTTATCAGGAACAATCAAAGCTCGGTCAGGGGGTTGAAGCAGCTGAGTCTATTACCACTTCTGTCTTAAAAGAATTAAAAGCAGCTTTAGATATGGATACAACGCTTTCTGGTAACTGTAAATGGGTAACTCCAGTTAGTTGGAATACGACCTATGTAGATCGGGAACTGGATACCCGTGTACTTGAAGTTTCAGTTGATGCTTATGAAATTGTGAATTCTTTATGAAAGGGGGTGAATTACTATTGGAATAGATATAGGGCGTACAGGTAGTTTAGGAATTGCAATAGAAGCCAGTGCTGGCAGTGCCAACACTACCATGTCTGCCTATTTACCATATTCAGATATTTCTCTTCGTGGTCATCACGAAGCAATTGAAGATATTTCATCCAGAACATCAAGAATCATGGATTCCGATTCGGTTATCGGCAAAAGATGGACTGAAGGAGATGTAGAAATAAATGCTGATATAGTTAATTCTGGATATTTATGGAAATTGGCTTTGGGTGGTGAATTATTAGTTACAGGTACACCTAATAACCATACTTTTTATCTATATACAACCGTATCAGGTAATACTCCATTAACAGCAACTTTAATCCAAACCAGAGCTAATACAACTGATATTGAACAGTATACTTATGCCGCAATAGATGAGCTAACCTTTGAAGTTTCAGATGGCCTTGCAACCCTCAATGCTTCTTTTCAGGCTCAATTTCCTGTGGCTGGAGCTGCTCAAACAGTAACAACTACATCAGGAACAGTATTGGCTTTCAAGGATTATTTTGTCCAATTTGGAGCAACTCTGACAGCAGCTGGAACAGCAGCAACTACACCAATTAATGAATTCAGTCTGACAATTGCCAATAATCTGGAAGTTATTCACAGAAGCGGCAGTTCAGATGTTTCAATAATCAGAACTAAAGGAGTCAGAGTAACTGGTTCTTATACGCTTTTCTTTGATTCAGTAACTGATAGGGATGCTTATTATGCTTTGCAGAAAAGGTCCATGATCTTAACTGCGTCAGGAATACTTAACGAATCACTGAGAATCAGGATTCCTGAATTCAGGTTGAGTGAAGCTGACATATCAACAGGACTTGATGATTTCTATACCATCACAGCAGAATTTGTGGCTGAAGACGATGTAGACTCAGGGGTACGTTTAATGGATTGTCGTTTACAAAATGGTAAGAGTACATCATATTAGCCGAATTAATAAATTAAGAAATAAAGGAGGTGAAAAATGTTAGATAAAACTGGCATACCAACAGTAGATCATGTATTGCCAAATGGAGACACTGTTGTCTTATACAAATTCCTGACAACAGGAGAGGCTAGGGAACTCCAGAAAATGATGTTGGCGGAAAGCAAGTATGATATTACATCTGGAAAGATGGAAAATGTCAATGTGGCTACTTTCCTCAAATATCAGGATCAGTCTGCAAATGCCTTGATTAAGGAAATAAAATTAAAAGATGGAACTATCAAGCCATTCCAACAGGAGTGGCTTGATTCTTTACCAATAGAAGAAGGCAATAAAGTCTATGATTTGGTAAATGAGATTACTCAAGGTTCTTGGGTTAAAAAAGAGGAAAAAAAAAATTAATAAAAGCAGTTTGGAGAGGACTGGCGGGTGAAGAAATCAGGTCTGAAGAATATATCAGATACTTGGTTTGTAAAGACATGCATTGGGATTATTATACCTATGAGTCCCAACCTGCTTTCTTTATAGAAGAAAGTAAAAATTGTCGTTACAGCTGAAGATAGAGCTACACCAGTAATTTCGAGAGTAGCTAGTGGAGTCAAAGGTGCGGTTGACTCCATGCGATCCAGTATTAAAAGCTGGATTAATGATACTGCTTTGGCTTCTGCTGCTTTTACTGCTCTTTTTACCAAAGTAGCCAAAGGTGCTATTGATACGGCAGCTGACTTTGAAAAAGCGGGTATCATGACCCGTTTTCTAACTGATAATACTGAAGCTGCCAATAAATATTCTCAAGCTTTAATAGATCTTGCTCTTACTACTCCTTTTACCACCAAAGAAATAACCACTTTGGGTTCGCGGATGATCGGCCAGGTTAAAGATGTAGATATTAGCGTTCTGGGAATGAAAGCTTTAACCAATGCTGTTTCAGCAACTGGTGGTGGCATTATGGAATTGGAAAACTCCCAAAGAGCCTTAACCCAAACTTTCATTAAAGCCAAACCTTCTTTGGAAGAATTAAACAAACAATTCAATAATGCCAATATTCCCGTTATGCGGGCATTATCCAAACATTTGGCTGATGGAACAGTAAAACTTAAAGGATATACGGATGCGGTGGTAGTAACTGGCGGAGCATCAAAAAAGTTAGCTGGAGATGCGACTAAGGCAGGAGAAGTTATTGAAGATTCAGCTTTCAAAACGGATAAGTTAACGGCTGCCATGAATAAGGCTAAGAATAAGTTTGGTGAAAGCAGCTATCAATTCAAGGAAGCCAAAGATAAATTAGGAGACTGGAATGAAAAAGTAGCTGGTGCTCAAGGAACAATCGAAAAATATAATTCAGCTTTGGGTAGTACCACCAAAACAATAAGCGGATTCCATAAGACCCAGGAACAGATAATGGCTGATCTTCAGGATGTGGCTAATTTGGGTGTTACTGGCAAGGATACGGCTGTGGCTATTATGGAAGCTCTAGCTTTGGAATACGCGGGAGCCAATGAAACAATGCTAAACAGCTTTTCTGGTTTAACCAGAAATATTGTAGACCAAATACAGGTTGTTTCTGCATCTATTATGGGAATTGATAAAAACTTAAATGTTCGGGAAGGAAGTATTTTTTATTATCTTAAATTGGGAGCTAAGTCATTATCAGAATTCCTGGCAGCCCACAGATATGATATAGCTGATTTTGTTGACTCTCTTCTTAAAAATAAAGTGGCAATGATGAGCATAGCAACGATTATTGTTAGTATGATGATTCCTGCTTTTGTTAAATTAAATAAGTTTTTGGGATTAACTAAACTTCTTTTGGGTGGACTAACATTAACTCCTTTTGTCCTCATTATGGCTGGAGCTATCAGTCTTCTTCTTGCAATCCAACGGATAAAAGACAAAATGGCGTTTGGAACAACAGAAACCGGAAATGTCCATGCAACCTGGCAACAAGCATTAAAAGGAATCGCTATCAGAATTGAAAACCTTGTTGATTCTCCCCAAATGCAACGAATTAAAGACAAACTGGCTTTCGGTACAACTGATACTGGAACAATACATGCAACCTGGCAACAGGCTCTTGAGGGAATAAAAATAAGAGTTCAAAATTTTTCCGAAAATTATATAGGACCACTTATTCAGAGAATGAAAAATAATTTATATTGGAGTATTACAGATACTGTTAAAGCTGATACTACTTGGATGGATATTTTGGAAGGAATAAAAGACAGGATTAACCGATATGTGGGAATTATAGGCCAGAAAATCCAAGAGATGAAAAATATGTTTGTCTTTGGCGAAATAGCCCCGCCAATTCCAGCAACTTGGATGAATGTTTTAGAGAAAGTAAAAATCTTATTAGAACAAGTCAAACAAAAACTGTCCGAATTAAAAGCAAAAGCCAAATCGGAAATAGACAGTATAATTCAATTCTGGAATGAACATAGAGAGGCTATTACAAAAACAGCCCAGGCAATTACAGTATTTTTTCTCCCTGCTATTATAGCTTTAGGTATTGCAATGGCGACTAATGCTATTCGGGCTGCTATTACACTTACTTTGCAATTTATTGCTATGAAAAATGCAGCAGCCCAAGCTGCCTTTACTGGAATCGGCCAATTAATATACCAAACTATCCAGTTTGGTATACAAGGATGGAAAACTATTGTTGTATTAGCTGCCCAAGCTGTTGCTTGGACAACCAGTACTCTTCTGAAAACTGCAAATGCTGTAGCAACTGGATCATTAACTATAGCAACTGTAGCTCAAGCTATAGCTACAGGTGTATTAACAGCTGCTACATGGCTTCTTAATACCGCCCTTTCAATCTTATTTGCTCCTTTAACAATAATAATTGTGGCTATAACTACTATTATTGCTATCTTTTTACAATGGGCTGGACTATTGGATAATGTAATTGGAGGATTAAGAGGATTACTTAGTTCTATTTTTGGGTTAAATCCACAACTTGATTTATATAGACAAAATTTAGATTTATCTAAGAGTTCAACAGATAGTTTAGCTGCGGCTACTGATATTCTTACAGGTGCACATGATAGGGCAACAGATGCTAATTTGGAGTTACGAGGAGCGCAATTAGGAGTAGACAACGCACAAAGAATGGTAACTGATGCGTTAAATACATATGGAGAAAATAGTCCACAATATAGAGATAATGTCCATAATTTAGATTTGGCTAATAGAAGATTAGAAAAAGCTGAAGAAGGTGTTGAAGGTGCACAAAGAGATATAATGAAAGCTCAAGATGATTATGCCAAAGATGTAAAAGAGAAAGCAGTACCAACAGTTACTTTTTTTAATAGATACTTAGATAGTCATAAAAGTAAATGGCAAGAATTGGCAGATGCAATAAATAGTGTTATTAGTAATATTTTGAGATGGACTGGATTAAAAGGGCAACATGGAGCTTCTGGACAATGGCAACATGGAGGTATCGTTCCTGGTCCAATAGGTCAACCAATGCCAGCTATTGTCCATGGAGGTGAAAGAATAACACCAAGAGGAGGAGTAGATGAATCTGCTAAATCAATGGGGGGGGATGGAATAACAATAAATATTAATGGTTCAGTAACTATGGATAGTGAAGAACGGGTTCGGGAATTGGCAAGATTGATTATGAGAATGCTCGGAAGAGAAAGTGAGTTAAGCCGCTACGGAGTCGGTTATTGATAGCATTGTGACACTCTAAACTATGATTATTAACCTAAAATAAAATATGGCAATAACATTTGACGCTTTTAGTCTACAAGACAGCAACTACATAATCACGGATACTGAGTATAGGACAATCCCCTCGCGGGAAATTACTCTGGAATCAATTGCCAGAAAGCCTGGTAAGAAATTTTTGGCTGAGGAATTTGGTGAAAGAAGAATCAGGTTATCTGGATTCATTGAAGGATCTTCTGCTTCTGATCTGATTACCAAAATAGACGATCTTCATACCAATGTTACCCGTAAAAAAATAGGCACTTTATCAATTGATGCAGACCGCGATATCCAGACTTTGGTAGTTTTAGTTGCTATAGCTGAACCGCATTACAGCCAAACCATAGTTCCCATGTCTCTGGAATTTGTAGCTGCCGAACCTTTCTATCAGGGTGCTCAACGAGTAGCTGTTACAGCAATAGCTGAAGGAACAGCTTCAGCCACCATTACTACCACAATTTCTGGTTCTGTTTTTACCGAACCAATAATTACTTATACGCCCAAAGGCGGTGGGAGTAATACTAATATTTACAGGATTGATATAAGTTATGATCAAACTGGAGAAGAAGTTACTTGGTCAGGCGGTAATCATCCTTTAAGTAATGCGGATTCAGTAGCCTTTGATTATTCTAACCAGATTATAACTGAAGGAAATAGTGAAATTGAAGCCAGTGGAGTATTTGCCAGATTTGAACCAGGATCAACAAATTTAACAGTTACTTATTACAGTACTTCCACTTCTTCAACAACAACATCTACTTCTTCAACAACAAGATCAACATCAACAACTCATACTGGAACTACTACTTCAACAACCAGATCTACCTCAACTTCTACAACTACAACTTTAGCTAGTCCAACAATAACGATTACTTACAGACCAAGATATCTATAAAAATATGTATGATAACTTCTATCAACTCCATTTTTAAAATTTTTTCTAAAGAAATAAATCTATGGCAACCTTAGCTTCTGATAATTTTGATCGGGGTGATAGCGGTAATTTAGGTGCTAATTGGACTGATGATGATGCAGGTTTTGCAATTGTATCCAATAAAGCTGTAGGAGCTACTGGTGGAGATCAGACTTATTGGTCAGGAACTTTTAACCCCGCTTCAGCTGACTACGATGTAACTGTAACTTTACATCATACGGGGGATGTTTCCGAACTCGCCTTTTTTGGTAGACGTACAGCCTCCAATAACTTTTATTGGGTGGCCATGAATACTTTTAGTCAGACAATCAAGCTATATAAACGGGTAACGGGTTCAGATACAGAATTAGGAAGCTATACAGGTGGTTATTCAGTTAATAACACTTACACCTTTAGACTTAATATGGTTGGTTCAACCATTAAGGTTTATGAGGGACTTGATCAAAGAATCAGCATAACTGATACAGATATTACTGATATCGGTAAACCAGGATTGTTATCTACCTCACCAAATGGTACTTGTGACTGGGATGATTTTCTGGTTGAGGGAACAGAAGCTACTACAACTTCAACCACCGTCTCAACCTCAACTAGTTCAACTACAACATCGAGTTCAACTACGACATCAAGTTCAACTTCGACAACTCAATCAACCTCAACTTCAATAACTACATCAACCACTACAACATTACCACCCAATGAAGGTCGATTATGGTCATGTGGATTTGAGTTGAATAGTTTAACTCCAGGAGTGGAAATTTCATCAATTTTTGCAGGTAGTCCTACAATTGTTACTTCTCCAGTCAGAAGTGGAACTTATGCTTTAAATTGTAATACTACTTCAAGTGGAACAGGGTTTAGATATCAATTTTCTGAATCAGAAACTGTTATTTATGTAAGGTTTTATATTCAATTAGCTTCAGCTCCAGATGGAGAAACACCACTTTTAGATTTAGAAGTTGCGCCTCCTAATTTTACTGGAGTTGAAGATACAATTCTTTTAGACACCGATAGGACTTTACGATTAAGAGGAATTGGTGATAAAAGTTCAGCCTTATCTTTAAATACTTGGTATAGAGTTGAATTATTTTATGATATATCTACTCCTTCTTCCACAGTTATAACTGGAAGACTTAATGGAGTACAATTCAGTACTCAAACATATTCACATGGAACTGCAACTTATGTAAATCAAATTGTATTAGGTTTACTTGCTCCTGATGTTATTTGTCAGGCATACTTTGACGATATTGCCATTAATATTACAGATTGGCCAGGATCAGGTAGAATTGTTCATCTTAAAACAATTAGTAGTACAACTTATGAGTGGACTCATGATGATAATACAGGAGCAGATGTTAATAACTATACCGAGATAAATGAAGTTATTCCAGATGATGCTACTTCTTATTTAAAGACTGATATACAAACTTTAGAGGATCAGTTTACAGTTGAAGATTTACCAGTTGAAGCAGAAATAATAAATCTTGCTTCAATTGGAGTACGTTATAGGGGAGAAGGAGCCTCAGAAAATACTTCTTTTAGTGTTGGTTTGGAAACATCAGAATCTTTTAATGGTAGCGATATTATTACACCAGCCAGTACAACTTGGATTACAAATGCGAATATTGTACCCAGAAATTATCCATATACAGTTTATGGAGAAACAGTCTCCAGTATAAATGGGGCAAATCTATATTTAGACTCTCTATTAGCAGATACAAATAAAGTAAATGTTTCTACTTTATGGCTATTAGTCGATTATACAACAGTTGCTGATTTAACAACCACTTCTACTTCAACCACTCAATCAACTTCTACTTCTTCAACTACGACTTCCAGTTCAACCTCGACAACTCAGTCAACTTCTACTTCAATTTCAACCTCAACTTCTTCAACCACGACATCAAGTTCAACCTCAACAACTCAGTCAACCTCTACCAGTTCAACTACGACATCAAGTTCAACTTCTACCACCCAGTCAACCTCAACTAGTTCAACTACTACATCGAGTTCCACTACTAAATCAACATCTACCTCGTCAACTACAACCAGTAGTTCAACTTCTACAACTCAATCTACTTCTACCACCAAGTCAACCTCTACCAGTTCAACTACAACGTCCAGTTCAACTTCTACCACCAAGTCAACCTCAACTAGTTCAACTACTACCAGTAGTTCAACTTCTACCACAAAATCAACCTCAACTTCTTCAACCACAACATCGAGTTCAACTTCTACCACCAAGTCAACCTCTACCAGTTCAACTACGACTTCCAGTTCAACTTCTACTACCAAATCAACCTCAACCAGTTCAACTACTACATCCAGTTCAACCACAATATCAAGTTCAACTTCAACAACCAAATCAACCTCAACCAGTTCAACTACTACATCGAGTTCAACTTCTACCACTCAATCAACCTCAACTTCTTCAACCACGATATCGAGTTCAACTTCTACCACCAAGTCAACCTCTACCAGTTCAACTACGACTTCCAGTTCAACTTCGACAACCCAATCAACTTCAACCTCTACATCTTCTACAACTACTAGTAGTTCAACTTCAACAACTACTATTTTATCTTTTACTGTAGTAGATATTAGAACTTTTTTGTTAGCCAAATTAAACGCTATTACTACTCTTAAAGCTGCCTTTGATTACCCAACAGGTAATCCTGACGGCAAATATCCTTTTGCCACTTTGACCTTAAGGGAAGGTGAAGGCAGATTTGGTAGTACGGCTCATAATATCAGGAAAGAAAGTTATGTTATCAAGGTTTATCAGGAACAGTCTAAAATAGGACAAGGAGTAGAAGCAGCAGAATCAATAACGATGAATGTTTTATCAGAGCTTCAAAACGCTCTGGATATGGATACAACTCTTTCTGGCACTTGTAAGTATGTAGTGCCAGTCTCTTGGAATACTGCCTATGAAAACCGTGAATTGGATGTACGGATACTTGAAGTTATTATAGAAGCTTATGGTATAGTTGACAGTAGATGATATGTATAGTTCTCAAAGAATTATAACTATAGACCAAGATCAGGTTAACGGCCAAGCCGATTTGACTAATTTTGTCTTTTTGTTTAAAGAAACCGCTAATTATCTGAAAACGGTTGGAAATGGCGGTAAAATCCAAAACAGTAATGGCTACGATATTATTTTTACTCTCGGTCCAGATATTTCTTCCAAACTGGATCATGAAATCATTAATTACGACTCGGTTACAGGACAATTTATTGCCCGTATTTGTATTCCCACGGTTTATTATGATAAAAACACTATTTTATATATTTATTATGGCGACAGTTCAATTGATAATAGTCAAGAAAATGTTAAAGGAGTTTGGGATAATAATTACCAGTATGTTTCTCATTTGAAAGACTTAACTACTTCAACTGTTAAGGATAGTGCGGGTAAAAATAATATTACTTCAACAAAATTAGCTGCAAATCAACCGATTGAAACTACTGGTAAAATTTATAAAGGTCAACAATTTGATGGAATAAATGATTTAATTAACTGCGGTACTCCTAATTTATCCATAACTGATGTAGTAACTGTTTCTTTTTGGTTTTATCCAACAGCTGATGAGGGAACTATTATTTCCCAACGATGGGTTTATTCAGGAAATGAATCTGGTTGGGAAGTATATTATGGAAGTAATAATCATGCTAGTCTTAATGCTCAATCAATTTCTTGGAATTCAGGTTCAAATACTAATAATGATAATGCAGGTGCTGTTTTGCAAACCGATGCTAATGCTTTACCAATAAACGGGTGGCATCATTGTTTTATTATTAAAAACGGAACGTCAGTTGAAATCTATATTGATGGTTCACTGGCTAAAAGCGGTACTATCACCAGAAGTACAATTGCTTATGTTGCTTATACTTTAAGAATCGGACGTAATGCTATTAGTGATGCTACATACTATAGGAAATATTTAACGGGGATATTAGAAGAACTAAAAGTTTCCAATACCAATCGTTCTGCCTCGTATTTAATTACTGAATACAACAATGAAAATTCTCCCTCAACTTTTTACAGTATCAGTACGGAAATTCCTTATGGAAATTTTACTAAAAAGAGATTTGTTTATAAGGTTTATGATGGAGCTACTTATGTGATTACTTGGTCTAACGAAGTCCTGAATGAACCACAATTCAGGAATGTTATTAATGGTGGTCCAGGAGAAATAATTATTAGGCTTGATCGTGAGTTTGATTCTTTCGGTGAGGATGTAGATATTAAATTAAATAATAGGGTAGAGTTGTGGATTTCTGACCGCCAGTATCCCAATGGACTCCTTTTTTATAAAGGTTTTATTTCCGGTTATCGACCTGTTTTTCAGGGAAACATTGAATTTGTTGAAGTAACAGTTTTAAGTTATGTTTTTGAACTTGGCTATTATATATTAAGAAATACCTCTGGACAAACTACAATAGCCTACAATAGCTATGATCCATCAGATATCCTAAAAGATGCCATTGATAAATATCGGGCTGATGGAGGACAACTTAATTATTCAGATACCTCAATTGAAACAACCAATACTACAGTCAGTTATACTTTTAATTCTAATACAATAAGAGAAGTTATTGATAAAGTAATCGAACTGGCTCCTGAAGGCTGGTATTGGTATATAGACTCTGCTTCAATTATTCATTTTAAAGCTAAAAATGCCTTGGCTGATCATACTCTTATCATTGGAAACCATATTAATCAAATGGAAACATGGAGAAGGATAGAAGATGTAATTAATCAAGTATATTTTACAGGCAATACCACTGAAGCAAAAACTGGCTTATTCAGGGTTTATAGCAATTCGGGGTCAATTGATACTTATGGTCGTCATGCTATCCATCAGGTTGATGGTAGGGTTACTTTATCCGCAACAGCTGATACTATGGCCAATCGGATTATTAATAATAAAAAAGATCCTGAAATCCGTACCAGATTAACTATTCTTGATAATAATGGTGAATTAGAAAATAAGGGTTATGATATTGAATCAATACGTCCTGGTCAAACTTTAAAAATAAGGAATATTAAAGGTAGCGTAAAAACATTTTCTTTATGGGATCAGTTTATTTGGGACGTGGATATTTGGGATCAAACATTAACAACTGCCGCAGCTGACGTTATTCAAATCCTGCAAATTGAATATACTTTGGATTCATTAACTTTGGAAGCTAGTTCTAGATCACCGGAAATTGCTAAAAGAATCGAGGATATCCAAAGAAACTTGGTTCAGCAGCAAACTGTTAATAATCCGATTGCACCTATAGCTGGTTAGAAAGGAGGAATTTATGGCAGCAGTTACTTATTCATTTAGCCCTAATACCAAAGCCCAATCAGGACAGGTAAATAGTAATTTTGACCAATTGGCTAATGAAATATTACCAACATTTGTTGTTACTATAACTGGAACTCTGACAACTGGAACGAATTTAACACCAATTCTAATAGTTCCGCAGGATTTAGTTATTCTTAAGGCTTATGCAGCAGTTAAAACAGCTCCGGTTGGAGCTAATATCATAGTTGATATTAATATCGGTGGAACATCTATCTGGAATGTTACTCCAGCTAACAGATTAAATATTGAAACTGGTTCTGATACTGGTAATCAAACAACTTTTGATACAACACAATTATCGGATGGAGATTTATTGACATTTGACTTGGATCAAGTTGGAAGTTCCACATCTGGTGCAGATATTACGATTGAACTCAGGTGTGAGTGGAGATAAATTATGGCACAGTTTTTAGGTTTAGGAAACGGTTCAGATGGAAATTTAATTATTTCGGCCAATACTGCTTGGAATTCAGTAACTGGAGTGGTAATAACAGGTTGTTCTGGCGATAGTGGTGAAACAGGTTTAACAGTTGATGATGAAACCGGTTTTTCGGCAGGACAAAAAATATTAATTATTAAATCCAGGGGTAATACTTCTGCAACTTGCGGGGCTTGGGAACTTAATCAAATTGTTTCAGTTAGTACAGGGTTATTAACTCTTCTGATTCCACTAGATAATACTTATGTCGATAGCGGCAACGACCAAACACAGGTTCAAACTTTACCTCAATTTGCTACTACCACTGTTAATACTGGAATTACCTTATCTGCTTCGACTTGGAGTGGTAGTATTGGTGGAATTATTGCTTTTATGTGTAATGGTCAAACAACTATTACAGGAAATATTTCAGCTAGTGGTAAAGGGTTTATCGGTGGATTGGCTGGTAGTTCCAGTTCTGGAGCCAGAAAAGGAGAATGTGGTGAAGGATCAGTAGGAGCTAAAGCTAGACAAAATGCGGCTAATGGTTCAGGTGGAGGCGGTGGTATTTCATTAGCAACTACTGATTCCAGAGCAGGTGGAGCTGGAGGATCACATTCTACTAGTGGAACCGTTGGTGAAGCGACAGGTGGAGCAACCGCTGGTGCACAAGCAACTACAATTACAGGAAATACAGAATTAACTTTAATGACTTTTGGTGGTGCAGGAGGAGGAGCTTCTACCGACAGCGTTGCTTTACCAGGTAATGGTGGTAATGGAGGAGGAATAGTTATAATTTACTCAAAAACACTTACAGTTACAGGATCAATATCATGTAATGGTAGTAATGGAATTTATTCAAACGCTGCTGGGGGTGGAGGTGGATCAGGTGGATCAGTTCTTGTTAGAAGTCAATCAGCTGTACTTGGAGCTAATCTTATTACCGCAGTAGAAGGAACGGGAGGAACAGGAGTAGATCAGGATGGCGGTAACGGAGCTACCGGTAGAGTTAGAATAGAATCATGTTCAATAACAGGGACAACTAATCCAGCTTATCCAGTTGCAGGTCTAGGTGGTCATGCTTGGTGTGGCTCATTAGCCAGCATAATTTTATGAAACCACAAATTGAAAACTGCCAACATCAATATGCTCCTCTGGGAATGGAAAGGATAAGTACTGATAATAGACAGATTGAAGTAATAGTATGCGTATTTTGTATTAAATGTTCAACTTTCAGAATATTGCAATATATAATAACAACAGGGGGTTATACCTAGATTGAAAGATCTAGGTTTTTTATTAAAAAGTTTACGCGGGTAAAGAAAGTTAATTGATAGTATGACCAGAAATAACTCAACATTAGCTTACAGGGTGGGACAGTTGGAAAAGGAAACGGATGGCCTTAATACTAAAATGGATGCCCTTTTAACCAATCACTTACCACATTTAGAACAGTCAATTTTGGAAGTTAAAACTAGGGTTAATGTCCTTACCGCAGTCAATATAGGGGCGGTCATTTTAGGAGTAATTGTTTCAAAATACCTATGATTACTAATAAAACTAAAAAAGAACTGAAAAAAACGAAAAAAATCTATAGACATTCCGCTTTCCTTCTTTATTTTATGATGGCTATATTTTGGGGATATATCATTTATTTTTTATTACCGATAAAAGTTTTTGAAATCCAAAAAGAACCAGCCCCCATCCTGACAAAAAGGGTAAAGATGGGAGACATCTTGCAGTATAACCTTCAAAGAGTGAAATTTTTTGATGTTCCTACAGAAATCACCTACCAGTTTTTTGATGGAGTGGCCTATTTCATTCCTTATGTCTTTCTGACTCATCAGTCAGTAGGGGTAAGGAACAGTAATATCGGTATCCAAGTCCCCGCTATTTCACCTGGAAAATACAGGGTAAGGGTAACGATTAGAAGCATTTTACCCCTATTCAAATCTATTACTGACACTTTTATTACTGAAGAATTTGAGATTTATAAGGAGTTGGAATAATGGAAATACCAAAAACAATACCACCGGAAAGTATCTACAACGAAGATGATGAAGTTCACTCTTTGGCTATGACGGAAATCTTATTTGCCCAACTTAATAACACCTATAAAGCATTGGAGGAAAAAGGGAAAGTCTTATATGAAAGTAAACCATTACCGCCAAGCGGGGATAAAACAGTTAATAAAAGTGGTACAACGATAGGAGGAAAATGATAAAAGCAGATCAATTTATATTTCCAATAGCCTTTACGGGTAATTATCCAGATGGCTTTGCAGGTTATACTTTCCTTCAGGTAACTCAACAAAACGCCTTACATCCTGGTATAGATTGGAATTGGGGAGCAGGTGAGGCTGATTATGGTAAACCAGTTCAATGTATAGCTAATGGTCAAGTTGTTCATCAGTCAAGAGAAACTGCAATCGGATATGGAATAATTGTTGTAGTTAAGCATGAATTGTCTGATGCTTTATATAATTTTATTAAAACCAAATATGGAATTGATTCGAGGATAATTTACAGTTTTTATGCACATTTAAAAGATGAAATAGTTTCAGATGGACAGGAACTTAATGTCGGTGATTTAGTTGGATATGTAGGAAAAAGTGGTACAACAGTTTCTCATTTGCATCAGGAGCTTTATAAAGCTGTACCTGGTACTTCATGGCGATACTGGCCTACTTTAGCTAAAGGTTGGACACAGGAAAAACTTAAACAATATTATATAGATACTTATGATTTAGTAGTAAATCAGCCACAATCCACCCAACCTACAGATACATTAGAATCATGCCAAAATCAGCTTAAAGTTGAAATAGAAAATAAAAATGCACTCTGGCAGGAAAAAAAGGATTTAGTAACCGATCTTGAAGGTAAAAATTCCCAAATAACATCTTATGAGAATTTCCAAAAATCAGTTGCAATCACTCTTGAAACTGAAGATGACCAAGCTAAAATTCTAGGTGGAGCCATTGAATATTCGGAAATAAAAAATCAATTAAGAGAAGCCCGAACAATGATAAAAAATCAACAGCTAAGTATTAGTCAAAATCTTCAATTATACGATGAATTAAAAGAAAAGCTCCAAATATCGGTTGATCAAAATAAGAACCATTTACAGGCTTTACAGGGGGTCAGGGATGAACTTACGGCAACTATCAAAATAAATAAGACGATAACTAAAAACCTCGAAGACCTTAAAAAAGACAATAAGTTTATTTACAAACATTTAATATTCGGACTTTATATTAAGGAGGAAAAATGATTTTAGAAATAAGAGAAAGTTACACTACTGACGAATTAATTATTTGGGAGGTGAGAATTGATGAATGAAAAAAACAAGGAAGCAATTATAGAAGGGTTGAAGGAAGCAGGACGATTGGCTCTTTTAGCCGGAGTATCTTACTTGGTGACGCTGGGGCTTAATTTAGTAGCTGATATGCCGGAAACGCAGACAACGGTTATTCTGACTTTTGTTTTGAAATCACTCGACAAGTGGTTGTATAAAAAAGACAAGACTGTTGTTCCGGTTAAAGGCGCAACAGGTTTAACAGGGTTTTAATATGAATCTAAAAGAAAAAGTACGATTCTTATTTCCTCCTAAACCAGAGGAAGATTTAAAGGATTTGGTGGATCTGTATCCTCCGACTTCCAATGATATGGAAACTAAGGATACAGGTGAATATACCAAAGAGGTTCAGGGAAAATAAGTATGGGTAAATCTAATGAATCAGTGTCCATTTCTAAACCAATTTAAAAGGGAAAGTTGCGATAAATGCAGTAAAGTCTGTAAAATAAGAAATATTATCGATTGGTTGATTAAGAATCAGGACTTGATTGACAGATCGGATTTTGTTAGGATTGTTTTGGATATGAAAAAAATGAATATTAAGGGAAGTATTCAGAATTTCCCCGATAATAAACTATAACTAACCGTTGCTGATACATTCATGGCGGTGGTTCCTTTTGGAATCACCGCTTTTTTTATGGAATTTGAACCTAAACTAACACCTAAACAAGCTGAAGAAATGTTGGAAAAGGGAGGATTTAGTAAAAATACTTGGGAGAACATACCCCAACAGTCAGGCTATGGTTCCCACACGGCCAGGGCTTTACATGAAATCGCCACAGGAGATGAAGTAAAGGATTTTGCCGTAGTTTACGAAAGGGAAAGGAGAAAAGACTATGGTTTATGAGGTTCACCATTGGGTTTATCCCTCTTCTGATATGGACGAGATAACTTCAATGGAGGAACTGATTGACGATTATTTAGAAAAAGAAGGAATGTTACACCCAGGCGAAGAAAGAATTTTATTTAAATATGAGGATTTATGCCGACAAGAGATGAGACAGGACTAGGCAAGTATTGGAGTAATAAGGACATCGGGGCTAAAGAAAGGAACATGGGTTACTGGTGCGATTTACTACCTGATAACCAGATTTACAAAGTAAAAGTAAACGGGTTGGAACCTGATTTTGAAGGTTGGGTTATCGGTAAGGATAAATTTTTAGACCATGACGTTATATTTGACGGAAAAAACATAAGAGGAGCTGACAGAAGATGGGTAGAGAAGGTTTAACTTATACACCGGAAGAGATGGCTGAGTTCAGAATGGATTTAAAGATTGATCTTGATGTCTCGAAACAAATGGTTGATTTACTGCCCGAAGGCGATGAGTTGAGAAAGTGGCATGAACAGAGAGTGGATTACTTATCAAAATTAATCGGAGGATAAAATGAAGGAATACCTACAGGAACTTGAAAAACAAGCCAAACAATCCCAAATGTCCAGGCGGGAGTTTTTACAAACAGCGGGTGTGATAGGGGGAGGATTAACCTTAATAGGATTGGGAGTAAGGGCAGATCAGGAAAACAAGAAAGATAAAGTTTTCCATACGGAAATGGATAAGGATAAGATTTTATCTTTTGAGGAGACACGGGATATGGTTTTGTATTTTGATCAAATATCCGACCTGTTACCACCGGCTCCGATAATCCCTATGAACCAAAAGAATATGGCTCTATTAGCCATTGAGGTTTTACCTTTGATGAAATCGGAAGGGGCTGTTGGAATGGTCAGGTATCCTCAAGTGCTGGAACCGGTTGCCTATCCCGATGAAAGGCACGTTCAGGTTTTAGGTCAGTCTAATTGTAACAACGCAGCATTAGCCACTTTCAGGTATGCCAACCCCTTTTCAGGGTCATACGGGGATACCGAATGGATGGGAGTGGAGATTCACGAACTGGTCCACGTCCAGCAATACCAGGCTTCTTTAAAAGGCAAGGCTTGTACTTATCCGACAACAGAAAACACAGAGAATACGGCACAGATCGTTTCTTGGGAGATTATGGCAGCCATGCTTAATTATGGTGACAGGAAAATGATTTATCCCTTAATGGATGAGCTTAAATATAGGACATTGGGAGCTAATTTAGCTTTAGCTATGGAAGATAAAAGGCTGAATGAATATAAAAAATTAGCTCAAAAAGTCAATCCTTCTTCGATGGATGCCGCCAGACGCAATAAAATGGATCGTTACTGGAAGGGCAGGGAAAGCGAAAGACGGGAAATATTAACTAATTATGGCCTTCAACCAATGGAGAGATTAGTTTATGCCATCAGGGAGAATGACAGTAAGGTCGAAGGGTTGGCTTTACCCGATGAATACAACACCAAAGGTCAGCTTTACACAAAACCTTTCCTTGTTGACGATCTGGTTTATGTAATTAAAAACGGCACAAGCATAGCCCAACAGATAGCACATGAACGATAAAGAAACACTAGATAACGCCAACACTTTTGTCATTAACAAGGAATATTGGGATTTAAAGGATATGCAGGACGCTCTTGAAGTTGCCAGACAGGTTGAAGACCCAAGAGAAGAAACTATCTTAAAGACTTTACGGAATGAGATTTATAGGGTAAAACCTGAAAAAATCTTTGATCATGAGGAAGTCTTTATTGGTACGGGTCAGTACACAACGGGCAGATTAAACCATAAAAAACCCAATTTAAAGGGGGTGAAATAATGACAGAACAATTAAAACCAAGCGAGATAAGGGATTTAATAACCCAAGGTAAGATATCACCCGAACAGGGAATGCAGATGTTTCAGCAGTCGCATAAAGATAATCCTAAAACCTTAACCAAGATTCATCCGCAAAATCTTTACGCTAGGGATCAGCAACATTATATAACCAGGATGAATTTAGAGGAAAATTTAAGACATATTTCAGCTACTCCTATTTATGGGGCGGTTGGAATAGCTGACGGGATTTTAGACGGTCTTATATTCGGAGCGACTGAACTGGCAGAGGATATTAGTTTTGGTATTACTAGAATTATATACCGTTTTCGTGACGGGTGGGAAAGGGGTAAACAATGAGAGAAGTAAAAGGTGATTTTTCTTATGCACCAGAAGAAGTAAAGGATGAATGGATGGATTTAATGACTGATATTTCTAACGCTTCTTTAAAAGTAGAAAGAAAAAAATGGGAACATTTTAGACCTGACTTTTTAGATACTCAATCAAGAAATTATGATGCACAGCAGGTTCTTAAATCAATGAGTGAAAGAAGAATTCTTTATCAACAATCAAAAATTGAACAAATGGAGGGTCATATCAAAATCAAAACTGATATGCCAATTACTGTTATTCCGATTGGTGATATTCATTTGGGTAGTGTTTACCATAATCATGAATTATTTCAAAAACATATTACTACGATTATGGAAACACCAGGTGTTTATGTCTTATTTTTAGGTAATGAAGTAGATAATGCTATTCCTGCTAAATTCCCTGCTAATTTATTAGCAAACAGCATTCCTCCACAGGAACAATTTAAGATTATGCAGTATTACATTAAAATGCTGGATAAAGATAATCGGGTATTAGGAGCAGTAGTGAGTGATTGTCATCAGGGATGGTCTTGGTCCGTAGCGGGAATAGATGGTCATGAACTTTTATATGGTTATAAAGGCCGAAAATTCCCTGTTTTGGAAAATGGCGGGCTGCTTCATTTATTTGTTGGGAAAGGTAGAAATGTTCAAGATTATAATATTGGATTATGGCACAAACAAGGTCCATTTAATTCACGGTTTAATCCCGAACATGCTTTAAGACAAAATAGACGGCTTTATCATGAATCAAAGACTGATGCAGAAATAGGAGCGCATTATCATAATACAACTGCTTCCGCTTCCTATGAGGGAACAAAAACTGAAATGAGACCTGTTCATTGGATAAGGGTAGGAACTTATAAAGGAGTTCCTTTTGCCGATGAAAAAGATTTTATTACTGATAAATGGATTTCAGAAAAAGCGGGAACATCAGGTCAACGGCCTGGTACAGCACTCCATTTTTGGGCAGATCGGCATGAAATAGATGATTCTATAGATTTCGATACTGCTATAGAAAAACATATGGCAATTAGAACATATGCTTTGATTCAAGAGATGGGATTAGAAGAAAGATTTTTGAAGTTATTAAATATTAAAAGATAATTATCGTATTTATAACCGTCAATGGCTGAAAAATGAACCAGAAAGAATGGTGGGCTGAAAGGGATTTGGAACGCCAGCACAAAATGCAGGATATTAAGGATTTGTTGTATATGGCTAATACAAGTTTTAATGAACATATAAGGAAGGCAGCGATTGACGCAGCCCAAACAACAAGAAACAGCGACAGGTATTTACAGGTGAATCAAAGGATGGGTGTTCATCAAGAAAACGGAGTAATCTATGAACGGTAAGGAAAGGTTTATGGTTGGTTATCAAGTTTCAACTAAGAATTTGTATGATAAAGCTAAAGCGATAGTAGTTCAAATACCTGATGGCCCTTTACCCCAATCTGATGCCAGAGACTTGCGGGATTTCATCAATGAGGCTTATGAATACGAAGAAAAAAAGGATGAAATAGTTCAGTTTAAAATTGAGATATGAAAGAATTTAATTATTCGATTAGATTAGGCGACCATCTTAATTTAATAGAAGAAAAACAGTTTATTTTAGATAAATTAGAAAAAACTGGGGAAGAAGGATTAAAACAATTAATTAATCTGGCAGTTGAAACCAGAAAACAAGCTTATGCTCCTTACTCTAACTATCAGGTAGGAGCATCTATTCTTTGTTTTTCAGGCCAAATGTATTCAGGTTGCAATACGGAAGTAGTCTCTTATTCCCAGACGGGTCATGCTGAAAGTAATGCTATTAATCAGGCAATTATTAAAGGAGAAAATAAAGAACAAAGAAAATTTATTGAAATAATAGTAGTTTCAGCTACAGGTGAATCGGGTCCCTGCGGAGCTTGTCGGCAGGAAATTATTGAGCATTGTGATAATGCCGTTTATATAGATGTTGACGCTGAAGGAAACCCTTTAATTGTAACAACTATGAATATTTTATTTCCATATGCTTTTACGCCAACGGATTTGGAATTATGAGAAAAATAGAATAAATTCATAAACCGTGACCGAGAAAATCTTAGTCTTCGGGGATGTTCACATACCCGATCAAAATGTTCGGGCGGTTAACTTACTTCTAAAAGCCATTACTAACTACAAATTTATTTTTCATTGTTTATACAAAAAATCATTGAACTTTTTACACTCATCAGTGATGTTAAGACATTCCCTTTGGGCGTTTAAACAAATAGCCTTTCTCTCAATCTCTGATTGGAGATTGTTTTTTAATGATAAAAATATCCCTATTAGATAACCGATTATTATTGCATTGGCTATAAAAAAGAACCAAAAGTATTTCATTTCTTTATTAATTCAAGTAAATCAAACAATAACTCGTTATGCTGACAGCCTTTTCCGTCTTTAGTAGGCATACATCTGGTATGTCTTTTTGAATTAATTTCCCTTACTAACTTCTCTTTAGAGATGAAGTTTTTAGAGATGAACTTTATAAGCCATTGTTTAGCCATTTTTTCTTGTTCCTCATCTGTTCCCGAACAACTATCAATTCCATCACTAATATGCAACCCGAATTTACTATCCCAACCGATAAATTTATTTAATTTTTTCTCCCAGTCTGGTTGTTTGTTGGTCTGTTGGGTCATGGGTATTTACTCCTTATAAGATTAGCCAGAATAACAATAGATTCTTCAAATGTTTCCGCACCGCAATCCAAATCAATATCATGTGTTGGAACCATTTGTCCTAATATCTCATCCCGTTCTGGAAAGCCAAACTCCAACCAGACCTCTGTTTCGGTATTTTTAGATTCATCTTTATCAACATGGCCTGTTGCGGGATTAACTTTTGCAACAAGGATATCAAGACATTGCATTATTCCCGTATGAAGTTTTTCCATTAACGGATGGTCTTGAATAAACCACCATGCTTCCGTAAAATATCCTATTTTCTTTCCTGTTGTTTTCATAGGTATTTAATTAATAATGCCGTCCCAATAATAAGTGCCGTCAAAATTCCCATAAACATAAAGAATGGAGGCCAGAAATCAGGCGTTCCTAATGGATAAATGTCTATAAGGCATATTTTGCTCTCAATTTTAGAGAAACTGATTTAGAATCATAAACTCCTCCTTTTATACATATTACATTTTCAGGAACTCCAAAACTTATATTATGCTGTTTGAAAAATCTTAATATATAACCTTTATATTTAACTATTATTTCGTATTTATTTTCTTTATATACTCTTTCTGCCTCTATTATTGGTTTATCCATGTTTTTCCTTTATTAACTCAAGTAAGTCAGAAGCAAATCCCTTATAATCAAAAGTCCTAAATTTAAAATCCGTATTTTCTTTTTCCAATCTCCGTATTTCCTCTTTAGAGATGAATTTTTGGAAGATAAAGGATTTAACTTTATCCCAATTACATTTATCATCAAGACATTTCTTATCGTTATGAATCAAACTATACAATTTATCTTCTAACTCCCACCCCTTTTGTTTATCCATGACCCTCCAGTTCTTTGAGACAAGACCTTATTGCTGTAGTCCACACTTTTAATAATAAATCATCTACAGGAGGAGAAATCATCCTATCGTCTAATTGAATCGCAACCATATTTGTTTTCGGTATTAATTTTGTCAAACTCTCTCTCACTTCTTCTATCTGCTGTTTTAGGAGGGAGGAGATAAAGTCTTTTACATCTTTTTTTACATCTTCTGATCGCCATGAATATAATCCTTCAT